CAATAGCCGCCCTTTTGTCCGCCGCCGCCGTGTCTGCTACTGCATCAGCCGCAGGAACGTATACTGCAACAGTCCAATCATCGCCTACTACTCCGTTTATTACAACGGACAGTATCTCCGCACCATTAGTACCGCTGTCAAGAGATAGCCATTTTGTTGCTGTAGATGCTATAGTCTTTGCCCCTGATGCCGCAACTCTTATCTGTGTGTCAAGGAGAATATTATCGACTATGCCGTCAAGGGTCGTTCCAACAGCAGTGTTGATTATATCGAGAAGTGCTTTTACACTATCGTCTGCATTTGCCCCGCCATCGCCTGAAAACGCACCGACTTTATCTGACAGCATTTCAAGTGAATCCGTTGCTTTATCAAACGTATTGCCGCCCGCCGCCTTGCTTAATATGTCGTTTACGCTACCTGCCGTTGGTGAAGCGGGTACAGCAGTATTCAAGGCTGTATCGACTTCCGTGTTCACTTGTGCAGTGGAAACATTATTCAATGCCGTTATTTTATCTGATATTGCTTCAAGGCTGTCGGTTGTGCAATCATAAGTTGAAGTGTCAGAAGTCTTTGATAATATTCTTGATACTATCGACCCGTCTGTTACTTCTGTTGTCATATCTGCCGCCACTGTTGCTGTTTTTGCAAGATGATCAACATTATTATCTGTGATAGCCCCTGTCGCCTGTGTCTTTACTGCCGCCAATGCCGTTGCGTTCCACGATACCGTACTGTCTGACTTCGGAACCTTTGCCAGTTCTGTTACTATCGCCGCAACTTCCGTATCTACATAGCCTACGTC